CTCGCGGCTCGCACCCTCCTCGGCGCACTCACGCGAGAGCTGCCGGATTTGCTTGCCTTCTACGACGAGCCGTGACGCAAACCAGAGCGCGGTGACGTTCTTCCCGTAGGCTTCTCGCTCAGTTTTCGGGTCGCCCTCGCGCACAGGCCGCGAGTCGGAAGGCAGGCCACCGAACTCGATTGGAACGACCATCGGGGACCAGAGCCTGGCGAACGCGGACATCAGCGTGCCGCGGCCCGTCGAATCGAACCCGACGTTTTCAGGAGCAATCCCGCGCGATTCAGCGTATGATTTCACCCATGACGCGATTTGTTCTTCGGGTTCTACGCCTGTTTTGGGGCTTACTGGAACGATTGCCTGGGGTTCGGTCATGGCTATCCCAATGGTCCCGTCCACAAGCGGTCCGAACGTCAGGTCGGTCAGGGAGCATCGGTCGCCGCCAACACCGGAGTAGGCGGCGTCCACGGCGATGACCCGCGTGAGCTTCTTCACGTCGAGCCAGACGGCCTCCTCGAACGCACGGTTGGCCTCGCAAGACGACAGCGTGACGACGCGCCGGCTGCCGCCCGTCTTGGGCATGCAGCCGAGGTTCATCATCGAGAACTGGAGCGAGTCTCGGCCGTAGTACGCAAGGTCGTTGTCGATGTCCTCCGGCTTGATGAGCCACGGGAACGGGTTCACCCCGCGCGGGTAGTCGTAGTTCGGGCTGTCGTACCCGCAGATTTGTATGGCCCGCCCACCAATCGACCGCGTGTTCCAGACGCGCGTCCGCTCCTCGTAGCCGAGGCCGTCCCAGCCGCCCGCTGACGGGTGCGGCTCGCAGATAATCCCGAGCGCGTCGTTCTGGTCTTTCGGATTTCCAAGGGCGATGAGCTGGAAATCAGGGTTTTTCCGAAGGTTCGCCACGGAATCGAGGAACCCGCGGGCCATGAGCGACGCTTCGTCCGCGATGAGCACGACGCGGTCGTTCTTTAGGCCGACGTAGTTCGACAGACCAACGAACTGGCCGCCGACTTTGCACGCCACGCCGATGATGCCGTCGCGGTAGTCCTGCGCGTCGTCCTCCGCGTCGGCCATGGTGAGCATGTACCGGCTTTCAATGATTCTGCCCGGAAGGTGCGGTCGGCGAATCTTCGCGGAGTTGAACAGCTCCTTGACCGACCCCCAAACGCGGAGCTGGAGGCCCTGCGTGGTGGTGGTGGACATTATGACCGACGTGTTCTGCGGCCAGATGAACAGCTTGGTGAGCCCGTAGGCCGCGGCGCAGTACGTCTTGCCGGAGGAGGCTGGCCCCATGACGCCGGTCTCCTTGTTGCGCGCGAACTCGGGGATCAGGAGGTTCGACCACTTGTGCCACGCGAACCGCGGCCAGAGGCACTTCATCGCCTCCTTGTAGTGCCAGTCGATGCCGTTGCCGTAGCGGACGCCGTTGCCGATGATGTACCCGCCCGACCGGACCATGGTTTTCTCTCGCTCAAACGGGTCGAGAGTTTTCCACTTGAGGTCGAGGTAGTTTCCAGTCCTGATTTCAGCCTCTGAGGCGACGTTCTTAGAATCCATCTTGCGGAACGCTCGCAGTTCGGGCCTGATTGCTCAAGAGCGATGACGAACGACCGAAACCGGCTGGTTGACGGATACCTGTCCTACGAGGCCGGTGTCGATTCCGGCTTCGCGCCGAATCTCATCGGCGTCAACCAGCTTGCGTGGGCCGTGAACACGACGGTTCGTGGCGGTTTCCCAACCCCGCGGCCCGGATGGCGGAAGATTACCTGCACGCTGCCGTCCGGCCTGTTCCAAGGCGCGGGCCAGTACATCGCAGACCCTATCGAAGGTGCGCCAACCGGCCTCCCGTACATCGCGGTGTCGATCAGCGGCCTGATTCACCGGATCAGCATCAGCGAGAATTACGCCGTCACGAACATCAGCATCCCGAGCGACCCGAACCAAGCCGACCTGCCGCACGCATGGTTTCAGCAGGCCGAGAACTGGCTCATCGTCCAGAACGGGTCGAATTTGCCGTACCTCTACAACGGAGCGTCGGCGATTCGGTCCGACCCCGAGACGCAGGTCCCTGTTGGAGGGCCGATGGCGTACGGCAAGGGCCGTCTATGGGTGGCCCGTGACAACCTGTACTACGGCGGCGACCTCGTTTACAGCGACCCGGCGCTCGGGCGGAACTCGGTCATCTACTACACCGAAAACACGTTCCTGAACGAAGGTGGAGCGTTTGCCGTGCCGGGCGGGAACATCACCGGCCTCGCGTTCGCCGCAAACCTCGACAGCTCGCTCGGGGACGGCGACCTCATGGTGTTCACGACGAGCAACGTGTTCGCGTTCTCGGCACCCATCGACCGCGATGTCTGGAAAGACCTCCAGTACCCCATCCAGCGGTTCGCGCTGCTGAATTTCGGGGCGCTGAACCACGAGTCGATTGCGGTCGTGAACGGCGACTTGCTGTTCCGGTCGCAGGACGGCATCCGGTCGCTCATGGTAGCCCGCCGCGACTTCACCGATTGGGGGCAGAGCCCGATCAGCCGGCAAGTCGTTCGCGCGCTCAAGTACGACACGTTGAACCGCCTCGGCGCGGCGTCGGCGGTGAACTTCGACAACCGATTCCTGCTCACTATCCAGCCGCAGCAGGACCAAGCGCACGGCACGTACCACCGCGGCCTCGTGGCGCTCGACTACGACCTCGTGTCCGGGATGGGCACGAAGCTGCCGCCTGCTTGGGAGGGCGTCTGGACGGGGCTGAACATCCTGCGAATCCTGACCGTTCGTGTCGAAAACGTGGACCGGTGCTACATTTTCGCGCTGTCGGAGACGAACGAAATCGAGCTTTGGGAGGTCACGCGCGGCGACCGGTTTGACCAAGACGGAACCGACGACGTGCGAATCAAGTGGGCTATCGAGACCCGCTCCACAACGTTCGCGAAGCCGTTCGACGCGAAGCGGCTCGAAGCGATGGACCAGTGGTACGACCAGCTCACCGGGCAACTCGACGTGACGGCCCGCTTCCGGCCGAACCTGTCGGAGTGCTGGACGCCGTGGGCCACGTACTCGGACTGCGCGCAGTACCGGAGCTGCGACCCGGTGACGCCCGGAGACTGCCAGATTCCGGCATATTTCCGGTCTCAGTCGCGGGCCAGGATGGCGTTCACGCGCCCCCCAGACGTGGTGGACCCTCAAACTGGACGCTTTACTCGCATCGGCTATGAGTTTCAAATGCGGTTGGAGCTTGAAGGGTACGCCCGACTCCAGCGGTTGCAGTTCGTGACCAACGCCGAGCAGGACGATATGTACGGGGACGCTTCCAAGACGGAGTGCATCACGGTCGCCGGGGGCGACTGCTCCACGGGTTCGTGTGGCGCGGTGACGTGCTGTGACCCGGACGACTTCACCTACAAAATCTGAGCCATGGCTGCCGTCATCACACTTTCCGCAGGAACGCTACCTCCTCCGTCGTGCTACGCCGACGAGCAGGAGCGCCTCGATGCCTACGTGGCAGCCATCACGGCCACGCTCACCGGTGGCATCCAATGGCAGTCCTCGCAGGGTGCGCCTTCGGACCTGACGCTCTACTGGCTCCGCTTGGACGTGAGCAACCGGCCCGTCGAGGCGTTGAAATACTCGACCGCGGACGGGGCGTGGGTCCGGTATCTGGACGAGGTAATTTTCCTCGGGGACGCGACCGGCACGCTTGGGAACTACCAGTCGGCTCCGGTGCCGCAGTTCCTCACCAGCGCGACGGCGTACGCCTACGGTCGGATGTACGTCTTCAAGGCTCCGCACACGAACACCGGGGCCGCGACGCTGAACATCAACCTCCTCGGGTCTCGGCCGATCACGCGGGCTGGAGCAGTCGCGTTGGTCGCGGGCGACATCGTCGTTGAGCAGATGATTATCGTCGTGTACGACGGCACGAATTTCCAGATGCTGAACCCGTCCGCGCAGGCGACGGTTTCGGTGTCGAACATCACGCCCGGGACGGACCGGCAGTTTCTCAGGACCAGCTCGACTCCGGCCACGGTTTGGGAGTCGGCTTACATCACGCCGGAGGCGAGCTACCAAGCGATTCCTGCGGCCGGCGCGAAGGTTGAGTTGTCGCACGGGTTTAGCGTGGTTCCGATTGCGTGGACCATCGGAATCGTGTGCATTGCTGACACTGGCGATTTAGGGTACGCAAAGTATGATTACATCGACGTAGGCGGCCTGCTTCGTGCTGGGCTTTCAGAGAGCGACCATCGCACAACCGGGTACGCAACGACTAGCGTGCTTGGTATGGTAAGGGGGTCGCTTGTTGACTTTGTTAGCATCAACAACAAGGGGACTGGAGTCGTCACCGCCATCGACACGGCCAAGTGGCGAGTCATGGCTCGCGCCATCCGCTGAACCATGAGCC